AAAAGGCAAAAAACTGAATAAACCTTTTAGAACTCCCAAGGGACCAAAGAAATTTTCGGTTTACGTAAAAAACGATAAGGGTAATGTCGTTAAGGTTAATTTTGGTGATCCCAACATGGAGATCAAGCGGGATGACCCTAAGCGTCGTAAGAACTTTCGTGCTCGCCACAACTGTGACGATCCCGGTCCTAAATGGAAAGCTCGCTACTGGAGTTGCAAGATGTGGTCGCAGAAAAGTGTCACCAATGTAACTAAGGGTGAAGAAGAGGAGCTTGAAGAATCCGACTCTAAAGAATCAAACATTTTTGATAACATTCGCAAAAAGAAAGAATTTTGCAAAAACAATCCTTCGGCCAAAAAGTGCCAGAAAGAGGATCGGCCCTCCAAGGAAAACTGGGACAAGGCCGTGGGGGATGAATAAGAGTAGAGTTACTTGCCCGCCGGCATAGAAACTTTCTTAAACTGCATAATAAAAGAGTTGCCGTGAGGGATTGTCTTCGAGCAGAAGAAATCCATTTCTATTAATCGCCGGCTAACTTCTCTTTTAAATTGGTGAGGCAAATTCAAGATCAAGACTTGAGGATGTCCTGATTCGTCAATTTGTGCTGGGATGTATTCGTAACAGAACTCGGCGCAAATATTATTTATCTTGCGATTCATCTTTTGAATTATTTATTAATGAAGCGACAAGGTCGAGTTGTCCTTCACACATAAGTTCTGCTGGTGTTTTATTTTCATATTCCACAAGTGGAGTATTCAGCCAGAGGGTGGCTCCATATATACTGTGCTTTTGAGCGATAGAGGTCATGATCTCATATTTCGTGGGTCCAGCATCTCCCAGAGAAAATTCGATTGAGTCCTTTTTTTTGGTGACTCTCGTTTTTTTACCTTTTCTACTCATGAATTAATATACACAATATTTAATTAATGTTCTACAATATTACATTATATCAAAAAGTGCAGTGTTTTTTCAATGTTGTTTGTGTAATATATTCCAATGGCAAAAGCCCCCAAAAGTGAGATACCTCACTTGAAGCAAACATTCAAGGTCAACAACCTTCGGCTAACGAATCGGCAGAAGGAATTCCTGTCTCTCGCCCTTGACGATTCAACTAAGATTATGTTCATTAGTGGGCCGGCGGGATCAACCAAGACCTACATGGCTGTATATGCGGCGCTAAGGTATCTAAGCGCAGATAGCGAACTCGATATGCTGTATGTAAGAACTGCAATCGAAAGCGCGGAAAAAGGACTGGGTGCATTACCCGGTGGCATTGAAGAAAAGTTTAATCCCTATATGGCACCCCTAGAAGACAAGCTTCTGGAAATGTTGTCCTTAAAGACGACTGACCGAGTAGAACTTTTAGAAAAGGGTCGTATTCAAGCAATGCCGATTAATTATTTACGAGGAGCTAGCTGGAAGGATAAAATAGTAGTGGCTGATGAGGCCCAAAACTTTACCTTCAAGGAGTTAGTGACTTTAATTACTCGTCTTGGCGAAAACAGCACTTTATTCGTATCTGGTGATTTCATGCAGAGTGATATTAATGGTAGGAGTGGGTTTAGAAAAATGTGCGAGGTATTTGGCGATGAAGAGAGTGTGGGCAAAGGAATTCATTTCTTTCAGTTCAGTATGTCCGATATCATGAGGAGTCCCCTCCAAAAATACATAATCAAAAAGCTTAGTCAAGAAAAAGTGTAATATCTAGGTATGGAAGACCTCATACCTTTGTTGTCGGCAGTGATTACTACCCTCGGAACCGTGTTTGCGGCTCTGTGGGGGCGTCACTATTGGCGAGCTAGAAAAGTCGATCCTGTAGTGGATGATACCGCTCAAAGTTCAAACATATACATGGCCCTTGATTACATCATGGAGCAAATGGAGGCGGACAGGGCATATGTGCTTCAATTTCATAATGGGGGATATTATTACTCAGGCAGAAGCCAGCAAAAATTCAGCTGCACTCACGAGTCCACCTCTCGAGGGGTTAGCCGTGAATGCTCGACTTCTCAAGAGCATAGGATTTCCCATTACCACGATTATATAGATTCTTTAATTAGGAATGGAAAATTTTGCTATCAAGATATAGCAACTATGGACGATCATAACTTTATTGAGTTATTGCAAGAAGCGGGCGTAAAAAGTATATACAATGTTCCAATTAAAACATTGAATGGTCGTATTATAGGCATTCTTGGAGTAGACTATGTAAAGGCTCAAATGAAGTGCGATGTCGAAAATGAAACGAGTCTACAGTTTATGAAAAGACAAGCCAGAATAGTTTCTGGTTATTTATTATAAAAATAAATAGATTGATTTTCTGGTAAAATACGTGTAAAATAAGTGTATGAACACTGAATTTTGCATGAACTGCGGTGCCAAGGCAGAATACACGCTGAAGGCTCCTAATTTTTGTCCATCTTGTGGAAACCCTTTTAATAAGGTGAATGAGGCTTCCACTCAGGCTGTTGCAGCCGAACCTGTTGAGCAAGAGTCGGCTCCTGCTTCTATCCCTCAATTATCAAAGCTTGACTATACTATTGGCCCAGCCGGAGGCACCACGACCTTTGGCGACTTAGTGTCTACTGCTTCTAGCTCTTCCCTCCCTTACGAGAAGGCTCCTGCTCGTCCTGCACCTAAGGCCGTGCCTAACGAAGACATCATACAACAAACCATGAACGAATGTCGCTCGGCACGTGAGCCTCAAGATATAGGTGAGTAACGACGAGCAGTTTTCATACGAAGATAAGTACGACACCATTGAGGAAGAACTAAACAAGCGGAGGGGTAAGTGGTTTTTGACTTCCCTAGCTTGGATAGGCTTCGATGATGTCAAGCAAATGATTCATGCCCATCTCCACAAAAAGTGGGACCAATGGGATCAGAAGAGGCCACTGAAGCCTTGGTTAAACCGAATCATATCGAATCAGCTAAAAAACATCCTTCGAAACTATTACGGCAATTTTGCCAAGCCGTGCTTGAGTTGCCCATTTAATCAAAGTGGTGTGGCCGAAGAAAACACGGCAGGAGCGTGTGGCTTTACTAAAAGTGGGGAGCAGTGCAACGAATGTCCCCTTTATGCCAAATGGGAGAAAACCAAGAAGTCGGCCTATAATGTCAAGATGGCCGTTCCTTTGGATTCCCATCTTCATGAAACAAACATGTCAAAGTCCTTCGGGATGGAGATTGACGCTGCCGAACGAAGACTTCACGAAGAAATGCGAAAAGTATTGTCAGAGCGGCATTTCGATATATATGAAATGTTATTCATTAAAAATATCCCTGATGAAGAGGTGGCCAAGGCTTTGGGGTATAGAACAACCGAGAAAGGCAGAAAGGCCGGGTACAAACAAATCAAAAACTTAAAAAGCCAGTTCAAACAAAAAGCAGAACATATATTAAAAACAAAGGACATATTTTATGGCTCAGGTAGAATTAACTGAAGACCAGCAAGCTTTCATTGACGAAAACTACAACAAGACCCCTGACTTGTTGCAATTGACTCGTCAAGTCTTCATGAATGAATCCCTTGATGGCAGATCAAAAGAAGGTCGTGCTGTGCGACAATACATGGCACAAAAGGATTATAAATACAACACTACCAAACATCAAAAAGTCAAGGGAATCAAGCTGTCAAAAGAACAAAAAGAATTTATCTTGGAAAATGCAGACAGCGGAATGAAGGCTTATGAAATAGCCAATATTTTATTTAAAGACAGAAATATTACTCCTCTTAGTAAAGAGACTTTACAAATAACCGAGTTCATCAAAAAGAATGCTCCTGAGAAAGCTCATCCCGCCGATAGTGCAGTTGGCCAAAAATACAAGCCTGTTGGGGACATGGCCAAGGTTATTGAATTAATTAATGAATGTGCGGATCAGGATTTGCATATAGACAGGCTCAGGGTGCAGGATAGAAAGGCCATAGAGACCCTTATGGGCTTCTTGAAGGCACCTAGGCTAGTGCAGACCATAAATAACTATACAAACAAGAATGACCGAGCTTTATTCGAAGCCGAGTTCATTAGAGCTACATGGGACAAGCCCGACCTAACGTCGGACGAAGTTAATCTATACATTAATGTTTGTATCGACTACATTAACCTGATGAATATTCAGAAGGCCATCGACAAGCTTAACCACATGTTTGAGCAGTGCGAAGACCAGCGAGACATGACGGTTAGGTTAGCCGAACTACTGAAGACCAAGAGCGAAGAGTACAACCAATGCGAGAAGCGAATGGAAAGCCTTATCACTCGACTAAACGGTGACAGAGCAAAGCGCGTACAAAACAAGCAACAACAAAATGCGTCAATACTAAATCTAGTACAACTCTTTCAAGAAGAAGAAGAAAGAGAAGTAATGATAAAAATA